TCCAGCATCTGGTCGATGATGTCCTTTTCCTTTGCCGGCTTTCTTCGTGCCATGACCGTCTTTCTCCTTTCGGTGTTTCCACAAGCTTAATGGTCATTTACACGATTTTTAAGACAGGCTCGTCCGGCATGGAACCGCCCACGCGGGAACAGGTCGCCGGGGCCGCGCTGGACGCGATGACGAGGGACTACACCCTCGCCCTGGCCGAGGTGAACGGGTCGATCCGCCGGGCGCTGGCGCTGGTGGTGAGGGCCGAGCGGATCGAGGGCGTGGACGCCCAGCAGCTCTCCGAATGGCTGAACCTGTTCGAGATCGAGATGGGCGCGTTCGGCGACCTGTGCCGATCGTGGACCGACGAGGTCGAGAACGCCGGCCCCATCGCCGACTGGCGCGTAAGCGATCTTGACGGGATCGACCTGGACACGGTGCCGCTGGCGGAGGCGTAGGATGTACGGGGAGTGGGCCCGCAGGATGGCGGAAGCGGACGGCGCCGCCGGGCGCAGGGCCGTCGTCGCCGATATGTGCCGGATGCACGCCTTCGGCCCTGCCAAGGCGTACCGGCTGCTCAGGGAGCACGGCTGGGAGTCCGGGCGGGCGCGGCGGAAGGACGCCGGCTCGACGTCCGCGAACGAGTCCGCGGTCGCGCTGGCGGCGGGGCTCAGGCAGGCCGGCATATCCAAGGACGGCAAGGCGACCATGCCCCTGACGGTGGCCGCCGAGATGTCGCTTGCCCGCGGCGAGGACCCCGGCGTGGGGATGAGCCGGCTCCGGCAGATACTGCGGGAGCGAAAGCTGTCCGTCGCGGATATGCGCGCCCGCGCGCCCCACTCCTCGCTGCGCACGGAATACCCCAACCAGGTGCACCAGGCCGACCCCTCGGTCTCCCGGCTGTGGTTCCCTCCCGGCGGCGGGCGGGCGAAGTGGCTGGGGCAGACCGAGATCAACCGCAACAAGAACCCGCAGGAGGGCAAGGTCAAGCTGTGGCGGTACGTGCTGACCGACCACTATTCCGGCTCCGTGTGCGCCCGCTACTATGCGGCGCTGGGCGAGACCGGGGCGAATATGTGGGACTTCCTGCTGTACGCCTGGGGGCGCAAGGGCATAGGGGCCTACGCGTTCCACGGCCTGCCCGAAATCCTCATGTGGGACAGCGGGAGCGCCAACGGGGCGGAGGCCACGGTCAACGCGCTGCGGGCCTTCGGGGTTGAGACGCGGACGCACCTGCCCGGGCACGCATGGGCGAAGGGGTCGGTCGAGAAGGGCAACCACATAGTGGAGACGCAGTTCGAGAGCCGCCTGCGCCACGAGCTGCCGGAGAGCATGGACGCTCTCAACGAGGCGGTGGAAAGGTGGTGCGCGGCGTGGAACGCCGACCTCATACCCGGGCGCGACTGCCGCCTGCGCCGAGGGGGCAGGATCAACGTCCGCACCTCCCTGTGGCTGCGGATAGCGCCCGAGCGGCTGCGGGAGCTGCCCGACGATGAGACCTGCCGGCAGGTGTACGCGAGCGGCATACAGACCCGCAAGGTCGCCGGCAACCTCACCGTGGGCATAACCCACCCCAGGCAGGGGCGGTCGCTGAGGTACAGCGTCCGCGACCTGCCGGGGATCGTCGCGGGCGACGTCATACGGCTGCAGCCGGTCATGACCGGCGAGGGCCGCAACTGCATCGCGCTGATGACGGCGGAGGGCAGGGAGATCGGCTACGAGCTGGCGCCCATCGAGTACGACGAGGCGGGTTTCGTCCTGACCGCGCCGGTAATCGGCAGGGAGCACGCCGCCCAGCCCGACACGCCGCGCGAGACGGCGGGCAAGGCGCTGGCCAAAGCCGCGCCGCCGCTCGCCGGCATAGCGCACAGCCACATCACCGGGGAGAGCCCCTGGGTGCGCGGCGCGACCGGCACCGTCGTCGAGGTGGCCGAGACCGTCCACGTCCACGAGATCGTCCTGAGCGCGGTCGAGGCGACGCGGCGCATTGCCGCCGCCGGCATAGACCCCGACGGCTGGCTGGACTATTTCCGCGCCGCCTACCCCGAGGGGGTGAGCTCGCGGGTCGCGGACGAGATCATCGCAAGAGAAAAGGCAAGGAGGCAGGGTGCGCCCGCCGTGGGCGCGGAAGGCTGGGTCGTCGCGGGCAGGTCGCCCCCGGGGACGGAGACGGAGATCGCCGCCGCAGACGCGGGGGCGGAAGAGACCAGGAAGACCGCGTAGGAAGCGCGGAAGGCAAGGAGAGAATATGCTGACGATGAAGACCTACAGGAAATTCGGCCTGACCCAGGACCCCTTCGTGGGGGACGTGACGAAGTCCGAGGACGTGTACCTGACGGAGGACACGCGGTTCGCGGTGGAGTACATCCTGCAGACGGCGAAGGTCGGCGGGATGGTGGCGCTGGTGGGGGAGAGCGGATCGGGCAAGACGACGATCCGCCGCTACGCCATCGACCGCATGACGGCGGAGGGGCTTAAGGTGCGGGTGATAGCCCCCCGGTGCGTGGACAAGACGCGCCTGACGACGAGCTCGATCTGCGACGCGATAATCGCCGACTGCTCGACCGAGGTCCCGCGGCGCACCCTCGAGGCGAAGGCGCGGCAGGTGGAGCGCATACTCACCAACTCCAGCCGCAGCGGGTACAGCCACGTGCTGATGATAGAGGAGGCGCACGACCTGGACATCCGCACCCTCAAATACCTCAAGCGGTTCTGGGAATTGGAGGACGGCTTCAAGAAACTGCTGGCCATCGTGCTGGTCGGGCAGGTCGAGCTCAAGTCCAAGCTGGACGAGTCGAAGAACTGGGAGGCCCGCGAGGTGATACGGCGGATGGAGGTGCTGGAGATCGCGCCGCTGGGGACGGGCGAGGAGGTGACCGCGTACCTCGACCTGAAATTCCGGCGGCTGGGCAAGGAGCGTCGGGCGGCGATCGACGACGGCGGGTGCGAGGCGCTGGCGGCGAGGCTGAGGCGGCAGACGCGCAACGGGGTTGTGTACTCGGTGGCGTTCCCGCTGCTGATCAACAACTGGGTGCGGCGGGCGATGAACGAGGCCGCGAGGCTCGGCGCGTCCGTCGTGGACGCCGAAGTCGTCAACGCATTGTAGGGGGAGAGTCAATGGTTATGGACGTTGCCAGAGACACCGCCGCCGCAGCGAGAAAAAAGACGAGAGAGATGTGGATACAGGTGCCCGAAAGGGTCTTTTCCTCGCTGGCCGACGAGGCGGCCAGGCTGGGCGTAACGCCCAACATCCTTGCGAGGATGAGGCTTGCCGAGCTCCATTCCGGGGGCGACGAGGACCGCCGCGAGGTCCGCATCCCGCTTGGGAACTACCGCGAGATCGCCGGGTACGTCGAGGAGAAAAAGCTGGGCTCCGTCAACACTTTCGCGGCCTTCGCGATGCAGCAGTACATGACCCGCTATCCCCCCAGGGCGCCCGCAAAAAGCGCGAAGGGGAAAGGACGCGGGGAAGCGCCGGACGACGCGAGGGCTGTACAGCCGGAAGCTCTGGAGGGCAATTGAAATGGCACCGCAGACCCCCGAAAGCAGGCGCAAACGGCTCATCCAACTGGTGCACGTCGGCAAGGCGAAAATGGGCCTTGCCGACGACGCGTACCGCGCCTTTCTCGGCGGCATAACCGGCCGGGAATCGTGCGCCGAGATGACGACGCGCCAGCTCGAGGGGGTGCTGCGGGTCATGCGCAGACACGGCTTCGCCGCCGCGCCGAGACGGGTGCGGCCCGAGGAGCGCGGCGCGGCGACGCTGGAGCAACTGGAATACATCAAGGGAATGTGGGCGAAGTGCGCGAGGAACAAAAGCGGCGAGGCGCTGCTCGCGTTCGTCGAGCGGATCGCCCGGGTCAAGGCGCTGCGCTTCCTGACGGTCCGGTCGGCGCGGGACGTGATCCACGCCCTGCGGGACATGATGGTCAAGGCGGGCTTCGATCCCGACACATCAGCGAAGGAGGAATCGGATGGCTAGACGCAGAGGCGACGACGCGGGCGCGGTGGAGGACCTGATCCTCTCCTGCGTCGGCGGACGGGTAAGCTCCCAGACCTCGCAGCGGGCGATCCGCGCGCTGTGCCGCCACTACGGCGGGACGCGCCCCTACGTGCGCGAGGGCAACGCCGAAATGCGCGGGGTGCTGGCCGACGCGGTGGGGGACGCGGCGGCCGAGCACATCATGGGCAGGATCGTCGCGCTGTACGGCGGCACCCAGGTGTACTTTCCCCGCGACGCGTTCCGCATGACGATCGCGCTGGAAATCTACGAGCGGTTGGGAAAGGACGGAACCACGATGTCCGATCTCGCCCGCGAGTACGGCATATCCGACAGCCACGGATACCGACTGTGGCGCGAGGGGCGAAAGGAAAAACTCCACCGCACGATGCCGTACCTGCCGTTCTTGGAATTGGGCGAAAGCAACAACCGCGATTGATGAAAATCGACGGCCCCGCCGTGTAGGCTGTCGGTATGAGAACGAACGGCGGCCCGTGCGTGGCCCTCAACTTTTCGGGCGGCGAGCCGCCCGCCACCATCGACCTGGTGCCGGCGGGGCGCGACGTGCGCGGCCGCGACGGGCGTGCGTGGACGCTGCCCGACGCAGGGCGCGTGGCAGCCGCGTCGATGAGGCGGCTCGCGAAACTTCCTATCGATATCAACCATTCCGTCGATCTCGCCGCCCCTTCCGGGCGCGAATCCCCGGCGGCCGGCTGGATCACCGGCCTTACCGCAAGACCCGACGGCACGATCGCCGCAAACGTGCAATGGAACAGCCGCGGGAAAAAGGCCATGCGCGACAAGGAATACGGCTTTATCTCGCCGGTGCTCAACGTCAACAAGAAAGGCGAGGTCACCGAAATCCTGCGCGCCGCGCTGACCAACTCGCCCAACCTCGAACTGCCGGCGCTCAATGCCGCGAACGATTTTGATTTTTTTGAAAACCACGACGACACGGAGGCAATGACCATGATGAAGAAGGAACTGTGCGCGGCACTCGGCCTGCCCGAGACCGCGACGGACGCACAGGCCGTGCTTGCGGCGCAGGCGTTGCGAACGGCGGCGCTCAACGCCGCCACGCCGGCGACCGACGACACGAGGGCCGAGATCAACGCAATGCAAGCCCGCGCCGAAAGCGCGGAGAAGCAGATCGCCGAGCTCAACGCGGCGAGGCTCAAGACCGACGCCGAGGCGGCGATCGACGAGGCGATCAGGGCGCGCAAGGTCGCGCCTGCCAACAGGGACGGATACCTCGCGCTGTGCGCGGACGAGGCCGGGCTTGCGAAGGTCAAGGACATCCTCGCCAACAGCCCGGAGATCGCACTGACCGGCGAGTCGGCACCGGACGGCCCGCCACCGGGCGGAACCCCCGCGCTCAATGCCGAGGATTCGGCGTTCGCCGGTGCGGCCGGCCTGACCGAAGAGGAATGGCGCGAGATCAAGGCGGCGGGAAAGGCCGGCGGAAAAGACAAGAAGGAGGGCAAGTAGCGTGATAGTCAACAACGCGAACCTACAGAACCTGCGGACGCTGTACCGGGCAGAATTCAACAAGCGGTTCAAGGAACTTGACGCCGATCCGATCTGGAAGAAGCTGGGCACGGTGATCCACAGCAGCACCGCGAGCAATACCTACGGCTTCCTGGGCACGTTCCCGCAAATCCGCGAGTGGGTGGGCGAGAGGCGGCTCGGAAAAATCAAGGAAGATGCCTACCGGATCGAGAACAAGCTCTGGGAGGCGACGCTCCCGGTGCGGCGCGTGGACATCGAGGACGACAACCTCGGGCTGTACAGGACGATGGCGCGTGAGAAGGCCGACGAGTTCGCGCGGTTCATGAACCGCAAGCTCGCCGAATTGATAAGCGGCGGCTTCACGACCCTGTGCTTCGACGGGCAGCCCTTCTTCAACGCGAGCCATCCCGTCAACGAAAAACAGGACGGCACCGGGACGGACAGGGACGTGTCGAACATCATCGGCACGGGCAACGAGAACGGCAGGACATGGGCGCTGCTCAATCTCGATTCCTCGCTCAAGCCGTTCATCGTGCAGCAGCGCAGCCAACCCGAGTTCGATGAGATTACCGACGTGCGCAACGATCGGGTGTTCATGCTCGATCATTGGCTGTTCGGCATACGGTACCGCGGCAGTTGGGGCTACGGCCTCTGGCAGCAGGCCGTCGGTTCCAGGGCCGCCCTCACCGCCGCCAACTACGAGGCGGCGCGGCTGAGGATGCAGACGTTCCGGCGAGACGGCG